AATTATGGTATACCAAACAAATACTATCTTGGTAATACACCATTAAATGAATCACTTATTTACATGGACAAATTGATACCAATGTTTAGAAAAAAATATGGTATTGAAAAGATGACATTTATTACACTTACAGATGGTGCTGGTAATTCTCCAAGAGGTAAGATTTATGGTTCTAAAATGGACCCATACAATGATGATGAATATTACAGACAAAAAGTTTATCAGATTGGTAAATCAAAGTTTTTAGGTGAATATAACAAGTTTACTGAAAATTTATTAAGTCATATTCAAAAAGCACACAATTGTAATGTAATTGGTTTCTATGTAATTAAAAGAGTTAGAAGATGGGATATTGAAAAGTATATCAATAACTATAAAGACTATTCTGATAAAATTGCTCAGTATAACAAACTAAGAAAAGAATTAACTAGAGATAAAGCAATAGCTGTCAATGCTGATGGTTATAATAAATTCTTTATCTTAGACGGTAAAAAACTTGCTATAGAAAACTTAGATATGCAAAATGTCGAAGTTAAGAAAGGAACACCGTCAGAGTTAAAAAGAATCTTTGGTAAATCAATGGCGAATCGATTGGTTTCCAGAGTAGTTTTAAACAAATTTATCAAGGAGGTTGCATAAAAATGGCAATTAATTTGATGATAACTGGGAAATCGTTACCTGGTAACGAAAAAAAAATGAAAAAAAGCGCCAATAACGCTTGCCTTTTACAGATTTCTCCTGTAGGATGGTACCATAATTAATAATGAAAAAGGACATAAACACTATGCTAAACACTAAACAACAAGAATTCGTTGACTTTGCTATTAAAAAGTTTGGTTCAAACGAATTGACTACTGCTCAATTAAAAGAAGCAAATGCCAATTTTGGTTGCAAGTATGCACCACAATGGTTAATCAAAAATACTGATTTTAAAATCGGTAAATCCTTATTTAAATTACCTACTGAGGGTGATATTGTTCAATCAACTGGAGAAGCTGAAAAAGTTTTGACTACTAAAGCGCCTGAAACTGAAACTGTATCAGAAGCTGCTTATGTAGTTTCATCTTTAACTGGCGATATCGTGCCTAAAAAAGACCCGGTGTTCGTATCATTCGGTAATTATCCTGATGTAAAATCAATTGTCAGGTCTAAAATGTTTTATCCTGTTTTTATCACAGGTCTTTCTGGTAACGGTAAGACTATGGGTGTTACTCAAGCGTGTGCTGAAAACAAAAGAGAATTAATCAGAGTAAACATTACAATCGAAACAGATGAAGATGATTTACTTGGTGGTTACAGACTTAGAGATGGTCAAACTGTTTGGCAGAATGGTCCTGTAATCGAAGCCATGGAGAGAGGTGCTATCTTATTGTTAGATGAGATTGACCTTGCTTCTAACAAAATCATGTGTCTTCAACCAATACTTGAAGGTTCAGGTGTCTTTGTTAAAAAGATTAACAAGTTTATAAAACCTGCTCATGGTTTCAATGTTATTGCTACTGCCAATACAAAAGGTCAAGGTAGTGATGACGGTAAGTTTATCGGTACTAATGTACTTAACGAAGCGTTCTTGGAAAGATTTCCAATTACCTTTGAACAAAGTTACCCTAAACCTGCTGTAGAAGAAAAGATTTTAAATTCTACACTAAAAGCTTCTGGTAAATCTGATAAAGATTTCTGTAAGAAGTTGGTAACATGGGCTGATGTAATCAGAAAAACCTACTTTGATGGTGGTGTTGATGAGATTATATCAACTAGAAGATTGGTCCACATCATTC